AAGCAATTCCCACTTGCCTACGCTCTCAAATTAAGAGAAGAATGGCCACAGATTTGGCGACGGGGAGGGAATGTTCTCGGCAATACTCAATTCAACAGGCTACGAAAGGTCAAGGCCGATGGTGTCAATACTCCGACCGACGAGAAGGCGGTTCGACTCCGTGAGGCTTGGGCTGCTCGTCACCTCAAGGATTTCCGATTGGCTGGCGTGGTTGCTCAAATCAAGTGGCTCGTCGTCGGCAGTCGAGGAATAGACCACATGAGGCAAGTCATTGATGATGAACGCAAGCGATTGAGCAAATCACTTGAAGACATTGATGAATGAAAACATTGATATAGTATCACTCGCTGGACTAAATGTAGCCCCCCTCCAAGGGAGCGACGAGGCCAATCCTGAACTCCAATTGGGGAGGAACGGGGAGGTGTGCAGGCGCAGCAAGTGAGCACTTAATCTCGACACTGACACAAGGGCCGGTGTTAAGGACTTGGAGGGGGAACTACGACACCAAAGGAATGCTTACCCCCTGACAGTTAATGACTCACCATCGAGAAGTCGGTGGCGAGGGTCCATTCCCGAGGTGCTTCTATTCCACTATTGTCTTAAACCCCACCCACCAACGAATGGGCTATGAGCGACGACGCTGTTCATGCAACCATCCTCTCCGATGCCGATTGGGATTCCAAGTCTGGCACGGAACGAGAACTATCTATGGAGATACGAATCCAATCCCCGTTCAAGGTTGAGAAGAACCAAAAAATGGGCGAAGACGATGAATATGAAATGGCTGACAACGATGTAGTGATTCGAGGACCAGTGTATGTTGGTGACGACAATATGCTCGACCGCCATTCCGAACTCGTTGATATGAAAGCGATATTCTCGGCTTGGGAGGCATACTCTCAAAACCCTGTCATTCTATACAACCACTCTAAGACCAATGGTGTGATTGGCCGAATGACCGATGTTGAGATGGGAACTTGGGATGGCATCAAAGGAGATGTGCCGGTCGGGAGAGCCATCATTGATGGTGGCGAAGAGGCCATTGTCCGTAAAATCCGCAAGGGATTCTTGCGAGCATTCTCTATTGGGTTCATTGCGAAAGCAGCCGTGAAGGAATGCAAAGACGACGACACTTGCTACATCAAGTTCACTGAAATCGAGTGGCTCGAAACCAGCGTCGTCGATGTTCCTGCATCTCCAAACGCACTATTCTCGGTCGAGAAGCACATACTTGGCTACGAAGACATGGGAGATAGAATCGCAGTTCTGTTTGCCAAGCCAGAAGACGAAGGAACTCCCGCCGATGATGAAGTCGCTGTTGATATTGAAGCCGATAAATCTCATGGATGTTCTTGCGAAGGCTCTTGCACTTGCGACCATGACAAATCATGTGGATGCGGAGAGTCGGACCCCGATGACGAAGGACATGAAGAAGTATCTCCGATTGGAACTTTTGAACTTGGCGAAAGCGACACACTGGATGCTCGTTTGAGTCTTGTCGAAGCGTTCATTGATGCTATGGAGAGCAAGTCGTCAGATTCCGATTCCTTTAATACCCCTCTCGAACAACCCATTGGCTATCCCGACACGGAGATGAATGACATGACTGACCAAGAAATCATCAAAGCATCAGAAGAATCCGAGGAACTCGTCGAAGAAGTTCTTGAAGAATCCCCCGAGGTTCTTGAAGAGGCTCCAGCCGAAGAACTCGTCGAGGAATCCCTTGAGGAATCCGAGGAAACAGTCGAACTCTCCGCTGAAGCGACCGAAGAAGAATCCGCTGACGAACCAATGGTCGTCAAAGCAACCGACGAACTTCTCTTTGGCATCGTTCAAACACTTTCCAACATTGACTCACGCATCGCTGACCTTGAAAACAAGTTCGCTACACCTGACCTTTCTGGTGAAGTCGCTGAACTCAAGGCAATCATCGAAGAGCGTGACGCAACCATCGCTTCTCTCACTGAAGAGAAGAAAGCCGCTGAAGCAGAAGCCGCAATCGAGGCCGAAGTCAGCAAGCGAGTAGCCGAGAGAGTCGGTGCTCCAGTTCCTACTACAAAGAACGCTGCTCCAAAGAGCCTCGTTCCCTCCGTGGAACCAAAGGTTAAGACCGGAACTACAAAGTTCGACCCAGTGCCAGAAGTGAGCAATGGGATGAACGGTCTTGCTGCATGGCTCCAGAATCAAATCGAGCGAAGAGGTGCTTGATACTCATAGTCCAAGGACACAAAAAATACAAAATAAATGGTGAATCAAATGACAGACGATATTAACTTCAACGACATGGTGATGAGAGTCAAAGACGCTCTTGCCGGTGCAGGAACTACGACCGGAGCAACCTTCTTCCCTACGGAAACCTCCGAAGAAATCATTCAAATCGTGTATGAGAGGAACTTCATGCGCTCTTTGTTTCCTTCTCTCCCAATGACCACTCGAACGGTCAATGTGCCAAAATTGACTGGCTCCGTGAACTTTCACCGCCAGACTCTTGGTCAGACCGAGGCTGGAACTGAATCGGATGAATCCCGACAGGCTTCTTCTGAAATTGTCTTGACACTCAAGACAATGATAGCAAATGTGCCAATCGGGAACTACCTCATCGCCTATGGTGTCGAGGGTCTTCTGACTGTTCTCCGTGACGACATTGCATCCCGCCTTGCCTACAACGAGCAAGCACTCTTCTTGAATGGTGACACTGAAACCACTCTCGCTGACAACATCAATGGTGTCTATAACGCTGGAACCAACCCGACCGGTATCAACGCTACTGCAACCACTGAACAAAACGACTACTTGCTTGAGTTCGATGGACTTCGCAAGTCAGCCGCAGCAACCGCTGTATCAGTGTCAGGAACATTCGCTTTGAGCCACTTGCGCCAAGCAATCAGTTCCATGGGTGTCTATGCTGACAACCGTGAAGACCTTGCTCTCATCGTTCCTCGCAACCTTGAGGTTCAATTGCTCGGACTGACTGAACTCCAGACTGTTGAAAAATACGGACCCAACGCAACCATCCTCTCCGGAGAACTCGGTCGCATCTATGGAATCCGCTGCTTCGCTACTGGTGCTCTTCCAACCAACCTTAACTGGACTGGAAAGTATCAAACAGGAACTGTCAATGGTGTCACTGCTGTGCAAGACAAGACAGTCGCTCTCTTGGTTCACACCCGCTCTCCGCTAATCGGAAACCCAACAGATGGTGCTCGTCGCTTCTCTATGGGCTTCGAGGATGAGCCAAAGCGTGACCGCTTCGTCTTGATTCCACGACAAGATGTTGCATTCGGTGTCCGATACGAAGACGCTGTCTGCCTTCTCCACGGAATCGCAACGATTTGAGTCTGACTGACTGATTGAAAGGCTTTGCTCGATAGGGCAGCGGTATCGCTCTGAAATGAGTGCAACCGCTCCCTATCAAGTTCGAGTCCATTCCCTGCTCTCACGGACTTGCGAATGGTCTTAAACCGCTAAGGCTACAACGATAAGCATGACCGCTGAATCCTATTGCACCGCAACCGATGTTCGGAACTATCTCGGGCTTGAATCCGCTGACAACATGGGTCCTTCGGACTCAATCATCACGGGCTTCATCTCGAACGCTTCTCGGACAATTGATGCCTACGCCCTCCGTCAATTTTCTGGCACCGAGGACAAGGTTGAATGGTTTGACACCGCATACGGACTTCAACACCTCACACTATCGGCTCGCCCCGTCAATACGCTCACTTCGGTCGAATCGGCTGACTCTTCAGGAAACCTCACTGCCCTCACCATTGGCCGTGATAGGGGAACTGCTTCATGTTTTCTTGCCGATGAAGAAGCCGGAATAATTCAGTTCTTTTCACCTTTTTCTGAAACACTCCAGCAACGAATCAAAGTGACTTATTCGACGGGGCGTGCCCTCGGCCAAATACCAGCCGAAGTCAAACAGGCAACGATTCTTCTCGCTGCAAGAGCGACGATTCGAGCCACCTTGATTGACGAGAATTGCTCCGACCGAGTGAAGGAACTTTGGACTCCGCTCTTGGCTGCAACCAGTGGCGAATACAAAGAGATGCTCGAACTCGTCAAGCGTCATCGCTCACTTGATGTAGCAGTATTTGGCGAACATTCCGCTCCCAAGTCGGCTTGGCGACACTATTGAGGTGATTTGAGATGGCGATAACTGACCGTGGAGTTCCAGCGATTGACCCGCACACCACACTCAAGACTCTTATTGAAGCCAATATGTCAAGTCCTGACGGAGTGTGGACTCCGGTCGTGAATCCCGAATGGCTCTTGGCGAAGAAGCAGAAGACATACCAGATTTGCATTCAACCCATCTATGGTGAATCAGAAAATGCTACGCTCGGCACACCGAGCCAAATAGCCGTCACCTCGCGCTCTTTCATGAGCATCACCCTCTTTGCCCCCACTCGAACGGGTGTTTGGTCAATGTTGGTCAAAATGAAAGAGGTTCTCAACAATGGCGCACTCACCGCCCCGACCGCTGGAATCAATGACTATCACTACATCATCATGCGCCGAACCGACTCAACGAAACCGATTGCGATGTTTGACCCAGAATGTGGACCCTCGGGTTCAAACGACAATTGCATCGGGTATCGAATCGACCTGTCGGTGGAACTCCGATGGGAGGAATGATGGCTAATTCCATTGATATTCCCGAAGCATTCATATAGTAGTATGCCGAGCAACAAACATGACCCGCCCAACCCGAGCCAAGAACACCGCAACCCAAGAAGCGACTGACATATTTTACCAAACCGCTGATACCGAGAATGGCCGAATGTTCATCAAAATCCCAGAATCTCAAGCAATCGAGATGGGAATGACTGTTATGGAAACAGTGCGTGAGAATGTCATCGTCGGAGTCACAGGTTCAGAATACTTAATCACAGAACCACGCACCTTCGCTTTCGTTGAAATCACCAACGACGACCGCTACGAAACCGTTTGAGTCAATCAATGGTCGCCATTCTCGGGGTCATCCCGAGAGTCATAAATGGCGTATCGCTCAACAACATCGCCAATGAGTGTCGATGGCAAGGGCTTGGGCTTCGGACCCGACTTTCGTCGCCGGTCAGGTGCTTCAGCATCCTTGGGAGCGTAGTCTTCGGCCACTCGTCGTCGCTTCACCTTCTTCTCCGACTTTCGACGCTTCATGTTGTCTTGGAGAGCCGATGGATGCCTCGACCTGTTGTTGTTGTTAGTTCCACCCGATTTATACCGATTGTATTCTCGGAGTCGATGACAATTGGAGCAAACAGGTTCGCACTTGGCAATCTCTTCAAGAATCGAGTCCTTTGACCTGCCTTCAGAAACCATGCGTGAGATGGTTCTTTTCTTCTCGGTCGGGTCGATGTGGTCGAACTCCAACGCCCATGGGTTATCGCTCGCTGAATCACCGCAATCAGTGCAGTGAAGACCCTCTTTGTATTCTTTGAACCACTTCTTCAGTTCTCGCCTACGCTTGGCCACTTGCGCCTTGCGCTTGTCCTTGTTGTCGGCGTAGTGACGACGATTGAAATCTCTCATGTATCGTTCGCGAGTTCGTCGGTCTTTGTAGGGCACTGATAGAGTTCAAACCCTTTCCGGTTAATGAAGGAGAGGTGGGAGGCCGGAGGATAGAGTGTATGGAAAGGCCGACTCCGACCCCCCGCCGTTCAGAAAGCCCATAACTGAACGGGTTTGGAGGTTCGACCCAAAAACCAATCGGGAGTCGCGCTTATTGAATATATCGAAACCAATACGCTCATAACCCCCGAAGGACACCGTTTAGGCATGGCAGGCAAGAAGACCACCAAGAAAGCCGAAGAAGTCGTCGAAGAAGTCGTCGAAGAACTCCCTGTTGAAACACCTCCCGTCAAGGAAACCCCAAAGAAGGCTCCTAAGACCGCCAAGAAAGCGTCTGGTTTGCCTGACCCCCTCGATGAGTCCTTGAGCGCAGAAGAGTTCGTTCTGGCCGCTTATACGGCTATTCTCAAGCGTGAAGCCGATGTTGGTGGCCTTCGTCACTATGTCCGTGCTCTAAATGCTGGAGATG